TGTAAGCGTATTAGTGTTTGCGAAACGTAAAAAACCATCGCCTGATAAAGCCACGTTATCAACTAGTGCTAAATTAATTCCTACATTATCTGGGTCATTAAAAGGCTGGTCAAACTTTACAGTATAATCGCCAACACCATTCCTAGTGAAAGATGTTATACCCTTACTTGCATAAATACCTTGCTCGGTGTTAGAGAAGCCACAAGTGTGTACCCACTTTGATGGTCTAACTATTCTTGGAGCTGAAGGGTCGCCTTCTGCCAGTGCGTCAAAGTTTTGGTCAAGCTGGTTCATTATTGTTGATGTAATTTTTTGACCTGTCGTAAATACTAAATTCGTAAAGCCCATATATCTATTATGCCAGAAGTCCTACTGTATTATCAAGAGTTCCTAGTGTACTATCTCCTAGCGTAAAAACTGACATATTCGCAACTGCTATACCATTACCGACTGATAGTTCTAAATCCATAGTTTGTTGGTCAATATCTATAGTTTCTGCGATAAGAGTATAGGGTTGGTCTTGTAGTCCAATCTCTGTAGCAGTTACATAAATTAAATCTCCTAGTTGTTGTTGTAAATATTTAATTGGTGTTTTCACTTTTATCCCTACTTCTGGCTCACGCCTTCTAGCGACTATCCTTTGTGCTAGGTTGTTAGCGTTAGCACTATTGGTATACCATAGTATGTTGGTCGTAGGTTCTTTGGATACTTTACCGAAAGAATTAACTGATGCTGTATTTATATGTGCGAGTCTAGCGTGTGGCGTGTTTACTATTGTGTTATTAAGCACACTATAAGAAGTCGGCACTATGTATTCGTTACACATATCGTCAGCATCGCCAGTAGTTTTTAAGCTGATAATGTCTGTATCTGTAACTTCCCCAGCAAAACTGTTAACACCTACAAGGTTTCTTCTAAAATATATTCTGTTATCTGCTTCAACGTATATAGCAGAATCAGTCATTTCTGCCATCGCTTGTAAAGCTTTTTGATATGTGGTATCAGCACTAAAGAAGCCATTTAGAGTTATGTTCTCTGATGCTAAATTATCTTTCCAATCCTTCCATGAATCATAATGTATTTCTGCATTTGTATATGATGCGATAGTGCTGAATTGTGCTGAAAAACTGTTAGAAGTTAAAATATCAAAAGTAATGTCAGCAGGATTGTATTCTGAGCCGACATAAGTTACTCCAGTTTTTGATGTAGCGTCAGTTGAAATTTTAAGTTTAGACAAAAAGTCCATTCTGTTTTTAAAACTAAGCTTGACTGTATTTTTTGAATAATCAGCCTTCATCATGGCTCCGCCACCTAAACATATTACATCTGCACTACTAGCAGTTGCCTGATAACCATATTCAATCATTCCTGGTTTTTTAAAGCTGGTTCTGTCTTCTATCAATGTGTTCATTAGCTGACTTGCATTTTCTACTTCCATTGTAAAAGCTTGAGCCACCACGTTCTTGTATCCCCTTTTGATTTTTGGATATTTTGTTACACGTTCAGAAAAATCGCTGTTCGCATATAAAAATCTTCTTACTGTTGATGAAGGGTTTGTGCTTAAATTTTGACTTAGAAAAAGACTACTAGCATCATGACCTATGTAGCATCTAGAAAAAGTTTCTGTTACATCAACATTACCAATAGCAGTTTGAAAATCTAAACCGAGGACTGTTAAATTAGTTCTTATATTAATGTCGCCGATAGTAGTTTCAAAGTCTAATCCATTAACAGCAACAGCCTCTATTGAGGTTGCGAGTGTAGGTCTACCTATGTCTGATTGAAAATCAAGCCCATTTATATAAATACGAGTATCAGCTAAATGATAATAATATGTTTGTCTATGATGTGATAATCTATAACTGCCGAGTGCCATAGAAGTTATTATATCCTATAATTAAAAGGTTGTAATTTCCCAAGGCAACTGTGGTGCTGTACCTGATGATAAGACTATCGTAATTGAATATCCTTTGTTAGTGTGCATAGGTGGTTGAAAAAACATAGGGTCTATGGCCTGTGTACCCTCAAAGGCATCATTCGTAACAACTTTTGTGCCAGATGTAACTATGGTTGTATTTCCAATATTGATAGCGATTTTTGCTGTACTGTGCATAGGAGTTAAATCTATAAGAGCAGAATAAACGCCTGGGACAGCACTTGAATAAATTAATGTGCTACCACTTAAAGTTGTTGCTCCTGTTGCTACTACTGTCTGTGCCAATTACTTATCTCCTAGTAAATCATTATCCCATATTTCTTTTAGTTCTTCTATAGAGTTTGCGTTTTCTATTTCTGGTTTATTAGGAAAATCCCTCAGTTGTTGTTTTGTCGCTACTATAACTGTAACGTCCCCACTCTGTTCTAATGTTCGCATATATTCTATGTCGAGTTGCTCTAAGATAGGTTTTCTTGCGATTCTAATTTTATTTTTCCAGATATCTCTGGCTTTATGCATATCATGTGTTATCAATCAGCTACCCCACTATCTAGGTAATCCTCCGGGCAAGTCCATGCATCTCTAAATTCATCCCACTCTGGCAACTCTGACGTAGAAATAATTTTATATTTTTTTCCAGATGGCAAATCTTTTTTTGCTATTTCGTCAATAGTCAACCCACAACTTGTCGCAGGATGCGTTATAGCCAAGATACCATTATCTTGTATCCAGATAATTACATCACTCATTTATAACTCCACCTTCTTCTACCCATTGTAAAACCATTTTATAATATCTATTTCCTGCATCCATAGGACAACATATAACATCTTTGCTACCATCTTCTTTTGCTGGATATTCAATTATCACTTGATTTTTATCTCCACTTAAATCGTATCCATATTTTATTGTGCAACCTTCAAACATTATTTCTCCTACATTTCTGCATCAAACCAGATATAAGCACTTGCATTATTTGTTCTTGCAAAAGCAACGTGTCCACCTGTACTACTACCAAATGTACCATAAAATCCTACTGAATTTAATTGAGCCCAAGATACAGCAGTCCAGTTACCTGTAACAGATGCACCATTTCTATCTGCATAATACCAATCAGCACCAGAGCCAAAAGCAAAGGATGGAGCTTCTCTAAATGTAACTGTTGGTTGTATATGAACAGCTAAAACTGTTGTATTATAAAAACCACCAACACCAATACTTTTTGTATTGCCTTCAACATAATTCAAAAAGAATCTTTGACATTTTGCTAAAGTTGTTCCGTATTCTTCGTGTACAAAATCTGTAGCACTTTCTCCTAATTCAATTTGTACACCTGTAATTTCATACCAGTCATTTGCTCCTGCTGTTCCAGTAGGTGCATGAGTTATTTGAAAAACTAATTGGTTTGAATCTGTAGGTACAACACTTCCACTTGTAAACGTATATCTTACCCAGTCAGTTGTGATTGCTTGTGTTACTCCTATAGCTGTTACAGCACCAGTTAATCCTGCCATCATTGTTTGGTCAGTGCCAGTTCCAGAATAAACATTAACAGATATATTGTTACTTGTTGGAGAAAAATTTGCTCCTGCCTTAGCATAAAAAGATAAAGTTATTTTGCTTCCTGCAAATCCTACACAAGAAGCACTTTCGCATGGTTGTGACATATATGTTGTAGTAGTTCCAGAATTTCCACTATCTCTTGCAATTTTCAAACTATGTTTAAACCCTGCTGGAGCATCTGTGCTTTGTGATATTGTTCTTCCTGATGCTGCAAATATATATGTATAAAATCTATCTAACCAATACGTTTGTGCACCACTTGTATGACTTGTTCCTTTTTGTGCAACTTCCATTGCTCCATTGATTATTAAATTTCTATTGGTTGGTACTGTTGAAGTTGAAGGTGCTGCGTATGTACTATCTCCTCTTAAAAATGTTGTTGAATTTGCTGTGCCACTTCCTAGTCTAGCTGTTGCGACTGTTCCAGTTGTTAAATTAGATGCAGTTAAATTTGTTAAAGCACTTCCATTTGCTGCTGGTAGTGTCGCTGGGAATCTTGCGTCTGGTATTGTTCCTGCTGTTAACTTAGCTGCAGATATATCTGTACCTAATTTATCATTGGTTACGTTAGCGTTTAGTATTGCTGCTGTAATAACTTCATTATTGCCTATCTTTTCAGATTCTACGGCATCATCTTTTATTTTTGCTGTTGTAACAGCACTATCTAGAATGTCCTCTGTACTGACTTTTCCGTTTTGTATTGCCAAGTTACACCTTCAAGATAAATGGATCAGCATTAGGGAACGTAACATTAATTGTTCCACCATCAGGACTTAATGGAAATCCAGAACCACTTGATTGAATTGCTATTAAAGGACTTGTTGAGGAGTTTGCTGTTGCAACGAAGTAAATTACTGCGTTTATTGGTGCTCCAGTAACCGATGGTATAGCTAAATCATTGGCATTAACTCTTCCAGAGCTTACTGCTACACTTGATAAAGAGTAGACAGCTACTTGTGCTACTGCTGGTACATTTGCTCTTGTTGTATGTGCTGCTGAGAATACATAGCCACTTGCAACATTAGCAGTTGTGTTAACTAGCAATGCTCCTATAGTAACAGAAGCTAAATTTGCACTTCCTACTGCTAAATAGTTTCTGAATGAATCATAGATATGTCCCATTTTGTTATTCTACCTTAAACAGTTTCTATTACAACAGAACCTTTGTAAAATTGTCTAAAATAAGGTTTGTTAAATCCTCTAAAAGGCTCGTCTTTTCCTGTGATTCTCACAGTATAATAACTATTAGGAAAAGCGTTGTCTTCAATGTATCTTAGATTTGTTGCTGTGTT